AGATACATTAAGGCTCAGAGACCCTGTTTCATCTAGGAAAAAATCATCAAAAGCATTTATTCCCGTAATCCTGAAAGTAGCCCCTGTCTCAACAGTTAAATCGCCGCTTAAACCTGAAATTCCCGTTACAACCCCTAACGGATAAAAACTTTCATTTGTATTTAATGTGGATATATTTTCTCGACCTGAAACAGTAAGAGTGCCGTAAGATATTCCGGTGGGAACCTGAAATGTAACAATCTCCAAATCTCCCGAAATAGTATTTGAAGCAGGGGGGATTGCCATTGTGATCCCAGTGGCTGCGTTGAACAAAGCGCTAACCCCTGAGATATTATATCCCGACATTTTTAAATCTTCTCCCGGCAGTAGATAATTATCAAAGCCACTTACCTCTAAAATGCGGATGCCGGTCTCGTTGCTTTCGGTCTCTCTCCCTGCAAAATCTAAAAGTTTGAACTTTCCACTTGCGGGGTTCACAGGAGGGACGTCTAGCATTATAGTAGAATATGTTTGGCTTAAAAAACTAGAAACTTCAAAAGTCCCAGTTTCCCCTGAAAATTGTATTCCTGTAACTAAGTGTAATCTTTCTCCCGATATGGTTACGTCGTCGACATCGGTAAAAACTTGTTCATAATTTATGTTTTCTGGCGGGGTGATTCCGCTATAAAACCCACTAATCGCAGGCTTGCTAGGGGTTACCCCCAAGACCCCTGTTGATGACAATTGACCTCCACTCGTAGAAATTAATAACGTATCACTGTGAGATTCTTTTGGTAGAGTAAAAGTAAATCCAGTACTTGAAGGCTGAGAAAACGAATCAATATTTACCCCACCTATAAACAAGCCACTTTCAACAATATTCTCAAAAAAACCTGATACCGTTATTTCATCTCCGTACTCGCCACTTAAAGGAGAAAACCCACTCAGAGTAGGAGTCTTAAACCCAACAACAATAGGGGCGGTAGTTATGCTGCTAAGACCTCTACGGTTACGGGCTCTCACCTTGTAATTACCTACGCCGGTAAGAAATTCATTTGGATAGGTAAATTCTATATTATTATAATTAGTATTATCATAACCACTTGCAGGCAGCTCTCGATAAAACTTATAAGTTGAAATCGCGCTCTGGCCCGTCCACATCTCCACTGTAGTTCCAGAATACAAACATCTACCAGACATTAACCCTGTTGCCCCGGGCGAGATTTCTGTAGAAGGCGTCACTCCGCTAACAAAAGGAGTACCAAAAGAAAACAACCCGGAAGTGCCAGTAACGGAACCATAATGACCAGAAAGAACCACATCATAAAACTCTCCATTACTCCCTAGGGTCACGGCATTTCCTATCTCGAAACTAACCTCATACCCCGGAATAACCTCTGCTATAGTTCCAGCGCTGTAAGTGCCTACCCCCACATTAGAATTTGCACTAGCTAAAAGATTAACACCTGTTAAAGAATACAAATCTGTACCTTTTATACTTATCACATCTCCGGCCACCCCTGAAGCGGGATCTATGTTAGAAATTTTAGGCAGGCCTATAGATGGGGTAAAAAAAGTTTCAGAAGGATAACTTTGCGGATAATTATCTGAAAATAAACTCACCACTCCCGATTCAATAGTAGGAGAAATTCCAACGTTACCCCCAGATGTTACGATAGGAATACCAGTAGGAATCATACCAGACATTGACTGATGATTTATTAATTTGAATTCACCAGTTTCTCCCATAATTGTCCCTAAATAATTTTCCCCAGTAGGGTAAAGAATACCGCTTGCGAAATTTTCCCCTGATATAATAATCAATGTGCCAGTAGAACCTTCGGGATGATTCGTGCTAATCCCTACAGGAGAATTTCCTACCCCAGTGATTTTAGCCAAAGGAGAAAGAGTAAAAGAATCATCTATTTTTTTCTCTGCGCCACTAGGTAAAAGTAAAGTGGGGACTCCCCTAATGTTTCCGCTGGGTATAGTAACCTCAATTGTGTTAGGGGAGAGAGATACCCCGCTTAACAATGAAACGTTGTCTGCAAATTTTACCCCCGTTACCCCACTCAAAGAAAACCCCGTGATAGATAAGGACTCTCCAGAACATAATTGATAAGAGCTCAGCCCGGAAACCTCAGGCACAGGGAAAAATTCATCAAGACTCAGTCCGCTGGGGATAGTCTGATTATTATTTAACCCTGTTCGAACCGATGAAAATACTGTTATTCCACTATAGTCAGCGTCTTGAGGAACAGTAACTTCTATAGTCCCGGAGTCCACTACTTGAAAATCAGATTCTACATCTCCAAATTTTACATTGGTAATTTGATAAAAATTTTCCCCAGTAATATTTAATATTCCCCCGGCTTCCCCACTTACAGTTGATAAATTTCCTACTGAAACTTGATCGTTAGAACCTAATATAACAAAAGGAGTTCCCAGTGAAAATTCCCCGTGAGAAGTGATAGCTTTTA